GGTTCGGTTGAGCCTGAATTTAATAGAGTAGCTCTATATTCTGAACCTACTATTGTACCACTTATGGAAGCGGTAAACCCTATGTAGGATTCATACCCACTAAATGTAATTCCACTCAATGAAGCAGTGATAGTATTCAGTTCATACATATCTTGCAAACTCAATGTGAATGAGTTAGATGAAGTAGGTTGTGTTCTGAATGTATATTCGTTAGATTGAGATATATAGTATGCTAGCATTATCTATGATTTATCTTGTCGTTATCTAATAATAACATCGAATTAGATAGAAATAGTTAAGCACAAAAAAAAGGGAACTGATTAGAGTCCCCCTTAATATTTTTATGCTATACTGAATTAGTTAGCTGCTCCGTAAACTACTGTGTAGTTAGCGGTTAAACCACCTAATGCGTTAGTTGTAGAACTTCCTGATAAGAATGTAGCTGGTTGCTTCTCTTGTCCAGTCAAAGTTACTGAATAACCATAAAGGTCACCCATTGCTCCTCCTGTTTGAATAGTTCCTGCAGTTACATCCGCACCTTCTCTTTCACCAACTAATAATGCATCTCCGTTCATAGTCCATACGATAACCTGAGGTCTACCGTAAGCCATCAACTTCAATTGTGTAGTCATTTCGTTTGTTAATTTCTTCAAATTAAGAGTTAACTCTTGAGAGAAGAATGTAGTACCCGTTTCACGAGATGAGTTAACAGTTTCAGTATATGCACTTGTGCCCTTTAATTCATAGTAGTAAAGGACAGAACCTGAAGGGACTGCCGTAATCAATGAATTCGGGTCGCTAGGTGTCTGATGAGTGAAAGAACCTGTTGTATAGTTGATGAAGTACACACCTTGGATACCTCCAACGCTTTCCTTACATACTTCGTTTCTTCCAGCTGATAAATTACAAGCCATATCTTTATTGTTTTAAGTTTTTAATAATAGGGTGATGATTTCTCACCACCCTTTATTTAATTAGTTAGTTACTATTAGTATGCTCCGTAGTAAACGATGTCTGAACCGATACCGAATTGAGTACCTGCAGTGTATCTCATAATAACACGATAGTTTTGAGAACCATCGATGTTGCTCATGTCTAATACCTTCACTTCATTGTAGTCAGATAATAAACCTGTTCCGAAGAATAAGTTTGATTTTTGAGCTGCAACGATTTTAGATGCAGTCATACCTGGACATAATACGATTTCAATACCATTGAAGTTGTATGGTTTTTCACCTACATTGTATTGGTTGTTCCAACCATTTGCTCCTGCAGAACCACCAGCTTGTGATTGTTGGTAAGCTTTAGCTACTTGAGTACCTACATAAAGTACTAAGTCTTGCTTTCCGTAAACAGTTGCAGGGATAGTAGATACTACTGAATCTAATACTGAAATTACGTTAGCTGAAGTTACAGAACCAGAGATGATTGCTGATGTACCACCTGTTGTTCTTGCTGGTAATACGCCAGTACCTGCTGAGATAGAGCCAGATAAACGAGCTTCGAATCCTACGAATTGACCATTAGTTGATGTATCGCCTGGAGCTCCTACTGCTGCACCTTGCCAAATAGATTGTTCAGTTGCTTCTGCTACTTTACCACCTACATAAGATACTAAGAAATCGTTAAAGTTCTTAGGGATTTCATCGAATGCAGAGAATCCTAATTGCATAGCCTCCCAAGAGTCTACGAATTCTTGCTTACATAATTCCAAGTTAACTTGTAATTCTTTTGGAGTTAATACTCTTTCTGTGATTGCTACTGAACCTGAATTTGTTTGGAAATCACAAGATGCATCATTGATGATACCTGTTACATCCAATTTTTGAATTACAGATTTGTACTTTACGTTTGGCATAATAGTTATCAACTTCTTATCCAAAGTGTTTGCACTTAAAAGTGCTGCAGCTATATAGCCCGATGCTGCTTCACCAGCGTAAGTTGTGGTGATAGTCGGATTGCCTGCTGCAAAATTTTGTCTTGCTTTCATTTGTTAATTTTTAAATGATTTAAAATATTTTTATTTATAAAGTTTAGATAAGAATGAACTTTGAGAGTTCTCTACTTTCTTACCATAATTTTTATTGTTCTTTTGTGCTGAGAATTTCATACCCTCTTCGATTGGAGCACCATCTAATTTTGGTAACTCTTCTTCCATTTCTTCTTCCTCAACAACGGTTTCATCAACGGGTGGCAACATTGCCTCTTCCATTTTCATCACCTTCTTTTCCATCTCTTCGATGCGATACGCCATTTTCTCCATCATCTTTTTCAATTCGATTTCGATTGATGGTTCTTCTTCTCCATCTTCAGATTCAGTTCCTTTTTCTTTCATTGGAGCTTCATCATCTTGTGGGATAGTTTCAACTGAATCAGTTTCTTCAGCCATCTTTAAAGTTCCGCTTGGTACTTGTCCTTTTAGGTCAGGCATTGCGTTTACATCCATAACATCGCCAGATGCTTGTGGTAAATCTTCAACTTTAACAGTCTCTTCATCAGCAGCTGCTAATTCAACGTTTTCTCTTTCAACAATTTTACCTGCTTCAGATTTAACTTTGATAAGTGTTTCATTTCCTTCAGAATCTTTTAATGCTAATTCATGCATACCATCTGGAGCTGGAGTCTTAGTACCATCTTCAGATACTACGAACAAATCTTCACCAACATCGAAAGTAGCTGATTCTACGATTGTTCCGTCTGCTAATCTAGCATAAGTTAAAATCACTTCGTTTTTTGATAAAAGCGATAGTATCTTATTTAATACAGTTTTTGAATTCATATTAATTTGTTTTTTATATTGTTAATAACATTGTTTGTTTAAAAAGTAATTATTTTTTTTATGTGAATGTAATATATCTGCAGGCAATACTATTTCTATTATCAGTTTCATTTCTAAATCTGGTTGTTACAAAAGGTGCTCCAGGAAAGTCACGGTCATATGCATAGATACCTGAAGTAGGTGATGGTGGTGCTTCGCTTAACCAAATAGTACCAAAATTCCAAAAATCTAAAGGATTTGCATTAAACCCCGTATCTGCCATAGCAGCTACATATGTAGCTTCTGCTATGTTTGGTAAAAACCAATCAGAGTATCCATTGAATGTTCCATTCCAAACAGTATATAATGCGGTATTAGATGCCGGTGATAAAGTGTTGTATGCATTTTGTGTATTGGTAAATCCTTGTCCATATAGACTACTTTGAGTATATGAACCATTTGGGCCCCATGCTAAATTATTTGAAGCAAACCCAGTGTTATATGCAATCAATCCCTGTCTTTTATTATTATCTACATAAACAATAATACCACCTTGATAGAATAATCCTACTCTTAATTTTTGAGTATTGAAAGATAATGATTGTATTAACATTATACTAAATTTGTTACGTTTGTTACTAATACATTTGTTCCATCAAAACATGCTAAAGTTAAAACATCTATATTGCCTGAACCCGTTGATGGTGTATATCCAAAGCCAGATGGTTGTTTAACATTTGAAGTGAACGATGCTGATGCATTTGTATCAGTTGTAATTTGAATCATTGCACTTTGTCCTACTGCAGGGTTTACAATACTAAATGTTGTACGAGTACTTGCTGGTAAAGTAACTCTATAAAAGTTTGCTCTACTTAAATCAATACTTGCAGTTGCATCTACTATACTTTGTGAAATTACATTTTGATATACACTACCTGTTATAGTTAATGAACCTTCAATGAATGTATTAGAACCACTATCGATTAAGAATCCAGTCTTTCTATTAGCCGCAGTACCTGTACCAACTGCAAAAACAGTCTGAGCCGATTGTGCTTTATTACCATCTAATGCGTTATATCTACCAAAGAATGCAGAACCTTCAGTTCTAAGTAGACCTGATAAGTTACTTGCATTACTACCGGTTACACCTAAACTAAAGCCGGCAATCATTGTTGAAGCTAATGCGTTTGAACCTGTTTCTGCATATGGTAAATTTGCAGTATTACTATTTCCGAATATTGCGTTATTTTCAATATGTCTGATATATGAGTTTCCTTTTAAATCATTTGGGTCAGAACTTCCACTTGTAGTTATTGTAGTATTCAGTGCTGCAAATGTATTATAAGCTACATATGTTGCGTTTGATGAACTTATAATTGCAGCTCCACTTCCACTTGCATTATTATTTAAGGTTAGTGCTCCACCAAAATTACCTACATATTGTAGAGAGGATGATGCAGCGTTTAAAGTTGTAGCGGCAAAAGCAGTTTGATTATTAGTTATATTTAAAAGTTGTGTAGTATCTCTTCTATTTGCAATAACAGTCAAACTATTATTTAAAATATTAGCACTTACATTTAAACCTGTAACTATTTTCTCTGCATTATTTGCTACACTACTTCCTATGTTTAATGCCTGATTTATAATATTGCCTGAAATTGCCCATGCAACAGAGCTAGTCGCAGGCCCTCTCATAGTTGTGGTTATCGAACTACCACCATAAAAGTTATTATTCATTGTTGGACTAAATGCCATACTACCACTTATTTGTGGAACGTTGCTTGGGTTCAACATTATATTTCCACTACCACCAATGTATCTTTTAAAACCTGCAGTTGGTGCTGCTGGATTTATAAATAAGTTATTACTACCTGATATGATTGTATCAGCAGTATTACTATTATTTTTGAATATTAAGTTTACTTGCGTTGATGTAGATGCACTTATGTGTGCAGATGCAGATGTAAAGCTTTTTGCAACTAACATTAAACTACCAGATACATCAGATAGAGTTACACTATTTCCTGCTGCATCTACTAATGTTTGGTCTCCTGTAAATGTATTCGAACCTGTTGTTGCATAACTTGCAGTAAAAGAAGATAACACATCTACTCTTTGTGTATTACTTGCAGTATAATCGTTTAAGGATTGAGTTGTAAGATGTATTGCATTTAAATCAGAATTTGTAGATGCAGTAAATGTATTATATCCTGTATTGATTAGTAATTGAGATGCAGTGAATGCGTTTGTTGTATTGAATTGAGCCGTTACATTTAGTTTATTAACATACAATTCTCCTTCAACATATGTACTACCACTTAGTATTTGATTATCGTTTGATGCATCTCCAAATTGGTTTGAACCAGAAGAGTATATTACTGATGATGTTTCGTATATTGTTTTAATATAAGTTGCTTCAATTCCACCATTTACATATATGTTCTGACCTACATAAACACTTTGAGTTACAGTTATGTTCTTTTCAAAGTTTTGGTTTTGTGCAAAACTATTAGAACCCGTAGTTGCATAAGATGCAGTTACTTGCTCAATTAATGCAATACTATTATCAGTAGATTGCGTAAATGAATTAAAGTTCGCTTGTAATGAATTTAATTGAGTAGAGGTAGATTGTGTAAAGTTATTTAATGGAGTAAAGTTTACATCTATTACCGCTTTACCACTAACATAAGATGCAGTGATACCATTACCCATAAAGTTAATTTGATTAACATTTTGCACAAAAACACTTTCATCGTATATTCCAACTGATGTAGTAAATGATGCAGTATATGCTTCCAAATTGTTTAATCTTCCACTTGCTGATTGTGTAAACGTATTAACACCACTATTGATTACTAATTGTGATGCAGTGAATGAATTCAATGCAGTGAAGGATGGTTGTTGAGATGCAGTAAATGCGTTTAGATTACTTATACCAACATTCCAACTACCACTATTAGCAGTATATTGAGTTTGATTAACAGTTGAATCAATTACATCGGTATTGAAACTTCTTAAATCGGTTGGTGTAATTACACCATTATTATTGTTTGGGAAGCTCTGATTATTTTCTACGATTAGAGCTTGCTTACTTAATTCTGCCATTTGTATGTTTTTATTTTATTCTATTATTATTTAAAACCAACTACCATATGGGGGTATCAAATCCATCACTATACCCATCACCAAATCCACCACCACCGGTTCTATTTGGTGATTGTATATTACCTATTCCTTGCTCCATTAAAGCCCCATTGCAACATTTAACATCATAAGTGTTTGCATTTAAGCAAAGACATCCTCTTCTATTATTCTTAGGAGAAGATAAACCACGAGTTGGTCCAATGTAAATCCCGCTCTGGTTCTCTCTGTTTACTGAATATCTTAAATTGCCGTTACGGCTGTTACTCCATCTACCTGACATAATGTGTTCTTTATAAAAGTAATAACACTAAATAAAACAAATATAATTATCACTTAATCCCTTTCAGCATTTCTTTGTGCATTAAGGATTCTAATTGGTTCTTATCTGCTTTGAATGCGAGATATAATAAACATTTCTCTAATGGTTCTTCTACAACTTTATCGAATCGGAGAATATCTCCTTCTGCCAAGTCAACAATCGCTCCATATGTTCCCCACTTCTTTGCAAAATTGGCTTGATGCTGTGTAGAGCTTCCGTCTCCATCGAAAATTTCAGGATAGAATTGAGTAAGCTGAGTTGTAAATTTGATAAAAAAAAAAGTGCTCCAAAGTGTACATCCATAGGTACATCTAAAAACTTAGTGTATTTATCATCGCCTGTATATGTTTGGATTGAATACATATCACCCGTTTTCTTAGTTACAGGTCTGTATAGTATATTCATTATCTTAGCCCAATTATCATCGATTGCTATCGTGTCAAACTTAGATATATCAGCATATGCACCATAAGCCATCTTACTTAAATTTGGTTCGAAGCCATACTCAACACCATCTATATTTATAAATCTTTGTAATGGCAATTCAACATCTTGTAAGAAAGATGCTAATTCGTTTTTGATTACATTGTAATCTTCCATTGCCAATCCATTTAAATACAATGGGTCTAATCCGCATAAGTGGTATATCATCAAAGCACCAATTGCTTCAACATCGCCTTCATAGTTATCTATCTCCTTTTGTAAACCTAACCACTTCTTTAGAGTTATATCCCCATATGATGTGGGTATTGATAATTCTATTTCTTTTTTCATATTGTATATCGTTTTAATATCATTTGTAATTGTCTTAATTTAGCATCGCCATTCTTTACATAAGCATCCATTGCTATTATCTTAGCTCTTAACTCTTCGTTCTCTTCTCTTAGTGATTGAGCAAATAAGATTAAATCTCTTATCTCCTCTTCATTCCAACTCTTAGTATTTATAATTTCCGATTGAGATTGCATATGTTCCTTTTGTTTGTGCTTTTTGTGTTAACTTCATCATCCCTACATATCGTGCTGCATCTAATAAGTGGTCTAATCCTCCTTCGGGTGTATCAGTTATATAACCATGCTTATCAGTTGCGTATTGGTAGGCGTACATTTCGTTAATAAGGTTTTGTGATTTCTTTTGTATGTGTAGCTTATGATTCTGCAATACTGATATACCAAACTTAATACTATCAGGTCCTTTCTTTACAGCCTTTGCATTAAAGCCCATTCGGTATAACTCTTCTATACTACGAGGTTCTGAACTATCACACCATATCTCTTCAGATTTAGTTATATCCAATGCTCTTAACTTATCCGCAATATCCTTTAGAACTAATCCTTTCTCATATAGTATCTCTTCTAAGTAAAGGTCATTACCATTCTTATAGATTGCTACAACAGCAGTAGGGTCTTGGCTATAGCCCCAGTCTAATCCAAATGCTACGAACTCTCCTTCGTAATCATCAACTACTTCGAATTGATATATTGCTTTATCATTTGCAGCAAACTCACCTTTACCATAGATTGCCCAATACTTAGGATTCTTTATTTGCAACTCTTCAATTGCTTTAACCATTTCAGTAGGAAGGTATGGGTTATCCTTATATGTGGTAACAAACCTTTCGCAATCCTGCATAGTTCTTAACCAATGGTATGGAGATATAGTAGGGTTGTATGCTAATATGATTTTGCCTGATGTACGGATACTTAGCTGAAAATAACTTTCCTCATCTATTTCAGATGCTTCATCTATGAATAGTATATCACTCTTTAAACCTCTAAGCTTCTCCGGGTCATCAGAGTTAATAAACTGAACTGAACTTTCACCTAACTTATAGATTCTATCTGATATATTAAAGTCGTTCTCATTCCATATTCCGATATCCGATATGATATCCTTAAAATCCTTTATTACTGTTCGTTTAAGCGATGGTATTGTTCTCCTTACTATTGTTATGGTTTGCCTTCTTTCAAGCGCTTGTACGATAAGGAATTGAAGAATAGCGTATGTCTTACCGCTACGTGTTCCTCCAATGTGTTGAGTAACTCTACTATTGGATTCTAATAGGTTTTCAAAAGTAACTGTAGTATTAATGTTGACTTCCACTCTTTGTTATGTTTACATTTATGGAATGAATCCTTTGTTCTATCTCAGCTTTCATTTCCGTTCTACTTAACTTAGGTAGGGTGAACTCCATTAACTTCAGTGCTAATTCAATTGCACGTTCGGGGTCGTCTTTCCGAATTTTATCTAAGTCTGCTGATAGTGTGTTAAGTGTATTATCAACTGCTCTCGCAATTGTTAACTTCATCATTTCAGTAGAACGATTGATTGCTCCTTTTGGTCTGCCCGTACTTAACTTATTTCCTTTTGTAAATGCCATAATGTTATTTTATGTTATTTAAACATATATGTATATATAACAATGCATTCATGCTTTGTAGTAGATGCGTATATATGTATATATTAACCTAGCAGTGCTTCCCATATAACTCCTAACATATAGAAGCCGAAACTAATCATCGATAGTAGGATAAGATACCCTATGAATATGATGGAGGTTTCGGATAGTTTATACCAATCCGCTTTCTTTAATAATGTTAATAGCTTTTTCATATATTGTAGATTTCTTTATTCTCTTATTAGCGTATTTCTTTTCTAGTCTTAGTACTTCTTTTATTACTTGCTGATATACTTCTTCTCTTATTATAAAGTTTGTCAAAGCGATTACCTTATATTCATCCGGCATCTTTCTTATATTAGAATAGTAGGGATAGAAGTTACCTTCCCATTCTGCTACACCTACTCCGGTAGCATACTCATCTGCAAATTGGTGATAATGTTTTTGGTTTAGCATACTATCAAAATTTTTAACTATCGACATCGTCTTCCCCCAGCCCCTTCTGATATTCCTCCCAAGTCATTCCTCTCGTATCGGGATAATCTCTTTTAATATTATTTGGTTTCTTTGGTTTTGGTTCATCTTCCTTTTCCGTTTTTATCCAAGTCATTATCTCTACATCATTAAGTGTTACATCTAAGTTTCTGGCAAGTATTGGTATCCACTCTTCTCTATGTTTACATTTGTCCAATTCAGTTTTTAATCTATAAAACTTATTTCTAGCTCCACTATCGAATCCACCTGGATATGGTTTTCTACCAACAATAGTACCCTTACCTGCTTTTATTGATGCTTCCCTTTGGTATTCTTTAGAACGAGCCTTTCCACAATCTGCACATATGTTATTAGCATGTATATGTCTTTGCTTTATCTCTTTTTCTTCTCCACATTTAATGCAGGTTCTAATTTCAAATCTCTGATTTATATGGGTCATCTATAACTTCTTTTAAATAGTTTTTTATTTTTCTTACTGCTAAGAACGTTGTGCTCTTACTGATTCCTATATCGTTTGCAACTTCGTCCAATGTCTTATCACTCATCCAATACAATTGGAATATCTTAGCTTGCGGCCACATTCTCGTCTTTTCTAATTGTTTCAATTCAGACATAACCTCATCGTGTGCCGTTTGTATTTTGATATCCGCATCCATATCGTACTCTTCATCTAATTCCGTATCCCAAACATCTGGAACCAATACGATGCGATTCAGCTTTTTAGTTTTATTGATGAAGCGAGAAGCAAGAAATTTATAGCAGTAGAAAAGATTATAACTCGTATCTCCCCAAAAGAGTTTTGGGTTTCGTTTTTCGTGTAGGTATATGTAAAGCTCTTGTACTAAATCTTCTGCTTCTTCTACGTTCTTAGTTATTTTTTTAGCTGAACCTATTAGCCAATTATGAGATTCATTGTATAAGTTTGTTAATCTTTTCTCACATTCTATATAATCCATGCTTCCGCTGTCTATCATTTTATTTTTTTTGGTTTATCCAATCCTTTAGGTAATCAACTGCTCTCTTCCAATGTGCTCCTGCACTTCCACACGTACAAGGCTGAGGTTCTCTTTCATTTCTTAAATTATTAAAGTTATTCCAAACGTATGATGCTTTACTTTCTGGAAGATGCGAACCAAATGATGAAACAGTTGCATCTAATTCCTGAAACTCTTGTAGTGATAATGGATGGTATTTAGATTGTGCTACATCCGGTTTTAATTCTTCCATATTATTAAAGTGATTTTAATTTTGGCAATTTAATATCTTTCTTTTCAGCTGGATGGAACTCCTGCTCATGTGGCATCTTATTCACATTTATAGGATTACTTAAATCCAATAGATGTTTAATGTTTTCAAATTGAGGATGCATTCCACTAAATGATAATCCCATAGATGCGAATACTAAAACTAAATCCTCTACTCCACTCATCTTTGTAAAGTCTACTAAATACAGTGCATCTTTGTTTACTTCTGTTCCTGCTAATGTTGTTGTTGTTTCTGACATTTTGTTTTTTTTTAATTGTTATAACTTAATTTGGCCACATTGACCGTTGTACTCTTTATTTGTTAATCTATTCAACCATTCCTTTCGCTCACAGCACCCACAGGAGTTCGATTTAAAGAACGTTCTTGCTATCCATAGTGCTATGTGTTCACCTGTTCCAAAAGAGAGCGTATATATCAGCGCCTCAACCCAATCTCCAATTTTAATTCTTTTCATTACTTTCTTTTATTATTTGCTAATGCTTGTTTAATTAATGCTGATACAAATCCACTCATTACAAAGTTATGATGTAAACAATACTGCTTTAACGCTGTATGAACTTCTTTTGGCAATTGCAACATTTTGTAATCTGATTTTTCTTTTCTCATAATTTAAGTTTTATTTTAATCGTTTGTTTAAGCTGATTCCTAATTTAGTAAATTCGTTTGCCATTGCATATTCAATAATCTGAAGAGTATCTTTATCCATACCAGCCATATCCATTATAACCCAACTATGATTATCATAACCATATTTCGAAAAAGATTCATGCAGATAAGGTAAACATGCGGTTCTATCTCTGTATTGTATTTTGTGTGCTGATTTTCTAGCGCTGAAAATAGTTTGGCTGTGCCCCACATAAATTTTGTTGTCAGGCGCAATTATGTAATATATTGCTGAACGAGAATCATCTGCTTTTACATTCTTAGTAGCCCAGTCAACGATATACTTATTCCATCTGGGACTATTGGTTCTTTGCCAATCAACCTGATACTTAGGATTAGTATCTCTGAAGTTTTGATTAATTATCTTAACACAACTTTTGCATTTCATCTGCAATAAATCTGGAGATTTACTACGCTTATAAAATTCAGAAGTAGGTTTAGATTGGTTACATTGATTACAATTCTTAGTTTGTGCCATTTTAATGATTTTTAATTTCTGAAGTTAATTTATCAAAGTCAATTTTATTATCAATAGTTATAAATCTTCTACTGACTACTGTATCTGTACTTACTGTATTATTGTCTATATCTTTGTCTTTCTCTATATCTTTATCTTTATCTTTAAGGTTTTGTGGGTTATGTTGGGTTACCAATAAACCCATTGGGTTATTTGGGTTATCTTCGGTTACTTTGGGTTTATATGGTCTACCACCTTTTGAACCATTTTGTCTATTAGCTTTAACTTTCTTCTCATAGTTTTCAGCCTGTAAATCAAAATCTCTTCTGATAGATATAAAAATACCCTTAACCAAAAGGTCATCAATTTCAGGCATAACTCCTTCAGAATATAATCCGATTGCTTTTATTAACTTACCGCTTTGTTCATCGGTAAGGTCTTTGATTAACTCAAAGTGTGATTTGTAAATAATGATGTTCATATGTGCCATTTTTCTTTTAACAAATATACAAAGAATATTTTAAATTACCAAACATTCTAAATATTTATCTATATCGTATATCAATATATATAGCGCAAATTTTGAAACGCCGATTTATTTAAACTTTTTTTATTTGGAAGTGTAGATTTTTTTAACTATCTTTGTTATCTACTAAGACAGGGAGACTTAATCAATACTGATTATTATATCGTAATTACCATCAGTGTCTCTCTTCTTTGTATATATTGTTTGGTTAGTGCCATCTTCCAAACTAATTTTTGTAGCCCCCATAGCGTTCTTGCTTTGGGGGTTTTTTATTTGCGCACAAAAAAACCCACTCTTTAGATGGGTTCTTTTTTCGGTATTAATTACTCTCTGATTTAATTTTAAAGTCTAATAGGTATTTTATTTCGGTTTGTAGTTTAGCTACTTCAGAGGTTAGGTTTAATATTTGTGCTCTTAGTTCATCTTTCTCTTCAGATGCTCTTTCTAATAGTATTTCTAATTTCGTTATTCGAGTTTGACAATCCATTCTGATATAACGCTCATCATCTTCTTTATGCGTTGCTCTCTTCTCAAAGTATCTCCAAGCAGATGCACCACCTAATGTAGTGATAGCAGTTATTATGACTGTGTACATATTCTCCATAGTTAATCAATTATAGGTCCACCTACTACCCATGCATCGCAAGTTCTGCTTGCTGCACATTTGAAATCAAATGCTTCGCAATATCCTAACTCACCTGCATCGATTGTATCCCATTCGTTTGCATTGTTAATTCCTTTTGCAATACAATCTAACATCATTTTAGTTTGTACAAAAAATACACAATTACCACAAAGAGCTTTTTTAGCAGATTGTAAATCACCACCAAACATATCAGCCTTAGCTTTCCAATATTCTTCGTTTGGTTCATTTGGATTTAACGGCCCGTAATTAGCGGTGTCAATCGCATTTTGTCTATTAGCAAGGTTTAACTTTATATCGTTAGTTGCAGCAGGACAAGATGTCTCTTGTAATTTTTGTATAAATTTATTATAGTTCATTATCTTAATCTTCTTTTATCGGTACACAATTTGGTACTTCTCTACCATCCATGTCCTTTGTACCAATTGGTTCATATCCTTCCCAACAAGCATCTTCTAATCCAGCTGCCTGTAAGTTGATACCTTTATATTTTGAATTGTAAACTACACTCGCCATCACCTTAGATGCGGTATCACTTACCTTACTCATCTTATCTTTATCGTAATATGAATTACAAATTGCTGCAGCTTGGTCTACTTCCTTACCTGCTTCTACCTCAATCGGTATGCAGTAATTTAAATATTTATCTCTGCTTTCTCCTGCTTTAGGTTTATCTACTGGCATACTTTTATTTTTTATGCACCTCTTTTAAGTGCCGGTAATAAATTGTTTATTATTTGTGCTGGTGACAACGGCGTATTATAAAATACCATTCTTTGTAAACTTCCCACAAATGTTCCAAATTCAGCTATTCCTGGATTACCACCAAACTTAGTTTTTCCGAGATTAAACCAAAATGAGTTACCAGGATATGGCTCAAACGTTTCATATCCTCTATCATCTTCAGTAATGAAAACTGTATTTGATGATGGGTAATATGTTATAGAATAATAATACAATGTGCTAGTTGCATCTGGCAATAAAGGTAATATAGCGAAGTTAGGTAAGATTTGATTATAAGTTCCACCTACCTGGTCTCCGTTTTGTGATAATGTATTTTCAGCAGAACCAGTCATATTATAGAATGTAGCATGACCTGTGTAACCCTGTGAAGGTAAATAAGGTCCAAGCAAAGATTGTAATAAAGGTGTTTGCTTTTGAAAATCAGATGCTCCCATAGTTGCGGCAAACATACAAGTGAAACCGGATGTTGATAATACAGGCATTGATACACTTTCACTTAATAGTAAAGTTGTACCAGCGGAAAATCCCCAACCCAAAGAACCTGAATCTGTAAATGAGCCTGATGTAGTAATATTACCTAAACCGGTTCTATTAGGCCAACTGCCACTACCTGTAAAATCATCGGCATATAGATTGATTAACAAACTATTACCATAGATGCTTCCACTACCTGCATTATTAAATACAGGTATTGCTTCAATTAAATTTGAGTTATGATTTATCATATTGTTTTTTTAGAAGAATCCGATAATATCAGCTGCTGTTGTTGATGAAGAAACTGCACTTACTAACCCAGGTACAAATCCACTAATATTTTTCAATGTTATTACTGAATTGTCTGCAGTTTTTACTGTCAAATTTCCAAATGTTCCAACATACAATCCACCATACAATTTACCAGAATCTGCAAAACCACTACCTGAAGTAAAAGTTACTGCTTCACCACCCGCAAATTGTGAATTGATGATATACGATTTTTGATTAAAAATTTTGCTCATTTTTTTTTATTTTAAATTTTTTAAATTACGTTAAATGTCTGTCCATTGAATCTACATTTTGTTACAGTGTTGTAATCAATTGTTCTCCAACTTCCATCCGATAAATCTAAACATTGTAAGTTAACCATACCCTGTGCTTCTTTTGTTGCAGAACCACCGGCATCACCACCTACATATGCTGCACTATCCCAATATGCGAAATAGTATCTATTGTTACCCTCTTCAGTTCTCCAACCTATACGGATAGGATTACTTTGAGTTGATTCTCTAAGCATCAGTTCAAATGTTCTAAATGAAATATTGCTTACCGCAAAATTCACTAACTTATCATATACTGAATTACTATTCATATTACTTTAATAATGCTGCTGCTATTGAACCACTTGCTACTTCGCCAGGATATGATGAACTGATTGATGGTTGCTCACCTTCAAACAATCCCAATTCCCTTAATTTATTTCTACTCCATGCTAAACCTGCTTTACCACCCCATAATAGGTATGATATTGTGCCACATGCATTCATATCGCTTTCATCATAATACGCTTCTGCTCTACTCAAATAAGAGTACATTCTCTTTATGGTTTCTACACTTATTGGTTCACCTTTTGCTAACTGCTGAGCTCTTACTTTACCTACCGGAGTAGCGCACTTATTATTATTCTTATCGTTTAAATCTATTCCTTTCTTAGCGTTATTAGAAATACCACTACCATAATCGGAATAAGATTCCATTTCTATTCTTTGACCCCTCGCAAAGCGTTTATCCTTTCGTATAATCGCTTTAATTTGCGAAAGTAATACTTCCACCTCATTTTCACTTAGCTGCTCTATATCCTTATCTAAATCGATAATAGAAGCCTTTACTAATTTATGTTCTAGAAGTGCCTCAACTGAAAATCCTTTTACCTTACCAGTCTTAACATAATCGTTCCATATAGTATCATCGGTAATCTTAAACATACCAACCCAAGTTCCTTCAGGTAAATTTAAACCATAGTTATTTGATTTATCTAACTTACCATCCTTAACCCAACTCTCTACTAAATTAACATTTTTAATTTTAGCATCATGTTCTAATGTAGCCTTATCAGTATATTTTTTCATCAAATAGTTTTGAGCTAATTTCTTAACTGTTTCCTTTGAGAAAAATACGTGATAAGGATTACCTTCTCCATCTACTCTTAATATCTTCTTATCAGGTATTAAGATTGGGCCTAATAGCATTCTCTGCTCATTATCTATTTTAGCAAACTGAATTACTTCTTTATCGAAATAAACGAAATCAGATTCTATCGCAGGAGATTCGACTCTT